ACCAGGGCTCCTGAGCATGTGCGGGCTGCTACATCAACTGCAGCAAGAGATCTATCTCCCACCCATCCCATTCGACTGGGTTTGGCTCTTAATTTCTCTGTGTTCTACTATGAGATTATGAACTCACCAGAACGGGCCTGCCATCTTGCGAAGCAATCATTTGATGAAGCTATTTCAGAGCTGGATACCCTGAGTGAAGAGTCTTACAAGGATAGCACTTTGATTATGCAACTGTTGAGGGACAACCTCACTCTGTGGACTTCTGATATTCCTGAGGATGGAGAAGACCAGAAGATGGAAACCTCTGCAAGAGCTGGTGGGGGTGAAGATGCTGAGTGATGATGCGACTGGAACTCTGATGAGGAAATGGGAGTAGGAACATCTGCTATTCCAGCGGTTTCCGCGACTCAGGATGGTACCATAGAGACTCCACCAGTTTCACCTGGAATCACCACTTCTGGTATATCAGCAATGCCACCAAAGAAGAAAAAGAGGATTCCAGATCCAATTCTTAAGTTAATGTTCAGAAATGGAGATAGACCATGATAGCACCAGAATTAATTTCAATGTTGGGAGGCGGAATAGCAGGATTTCTTTTCCGCTTTTGGGCACAAAAGAGCCAAGATCAAAAAGAACTATTTGAAAGATTGATCAAGGCTAATGCTCAAACTACAGAAAACCAAGAGAAAGCAGCAAAAAGAGTTCCAATAGATATTGGCAAGGGAGTCAGACAAATAATAGTCCTTACAGTTCTATTTGGAACCATAGCAGCACCATTCATTCTTCCCTTTTATGGTCTTCCTACATATGTTGAGGTAGACTCGACAAAGCCAGAAGGATTGTTTGGTCTTTTCCCAGAACACACAAAAAAGTTTTTTGTTGAAGTCAATGGATACCTTTACACTTCAGAAAATAGACAAATTCTTCTTAGCATTGTAGGGTTCTATTTTGGAAGTGCAGCAGCACAAAATAAATCATAAGGAGTGAATCATGTATAGATTATTGTTCCTAACACTTGTTTTTGTTCTTCTCGGATGTGATACCACACCTCAAATAATTCCAGATCCACCACCAGATAGTCCAGTAGTAATGAAACTAAAGCATGATATAGTTACTGGCGAGAAAAGCACCTTCTGGGGATGGATTCTATGGTACATCCCTGTTCTTCTGATGGTCATTGCCTGGACATATAGGGAGTTCTTCTACAAGCCAAAGAAGAACGGAAATGGCAACCACAAAGAAGAAAATCAGATAGTAGAATAACTGATATTATCAAATAACTTCTTGCAAATAAAATAGGAATCCACAATATCTGATATTGGGCTTCCTATTTCTTTTTTCTCATAATTCATACGAACACGCAGGTCTATTCCTGTTTCAAGTAAGAACGATTTATACATCATTTCCTTGTCAGCGTTGCCCTTTCCTGTGGCATACTTCTTTGCTACAGTTGGCTCTATTATGGTTACTGGTATTCCCATTTCATACAACTTGTATTTCAATACTCCAGTATTTTCTGCAATATGAAAAACCTTTCCTGTTGAATTATATGAATACCCTTCTATTGCTATTTGCTGGCATCCTAAGACTATCTCAAGTGCCCAATCTGCTATAGACTTATATCTCTCAACTTCACTATTCCACTCATTGAAGTTTTCTCCTATAAGATTATAGGTGTGCAAATCCTCTATAGTGTATTTTTTGGTATCCGTAAGGTAGTAAAATGTACAATTGTCAAAGGTGAATACATCACCATTGAAGACACATATGCTTGGACCGCGTAATGAATAGTCTATACCTGCTATTATCATATAGACTATTTATATGGAAATAAAAAAAGCCACCCGAAGGTGGCTTTTAATTTACTAACAAACTATCAGCGACAATTTGGTAGAATTACTGGTGCAGCATATCCTCCGCCCCATACAGGATAATATGGAACGATTGGCTGAGGATAGACAAAATAAGCAGGTGCACCAAAACACCTCTGCTGCATAGTTGCAGCAACTGGCACTTGTGCTGCGCAAGGCCAAGTTGTAGGAGCGCAGTATCCTGTGTAGGTTACTGGGTAATATCCTCCAGCATACGCTCCTGCATATGCTCCGCCATACCCATTAGATGCACCGACTGCGACAGCAGTTCCCCCTCCAGCGTATCCAAAACTAAACGAGGACTGGGCACCAGCAGTTGCAGTTACAAGACTAACTGCAAGACTTACGATAAACGATAGATACTTCACTTTGTTACCTTCCTTGTGCGTGGACGAGAGTCCATAGAATTTGCTACATTATCTGAAAGATTATCGATCTTGTCGTTCAACCTATCCTCAAGATTTGTCATCTTTTCCCATAACTGATCAATGTTTCGATAAAAACTATCCTGTTGTTTCTGTCGCAAATGATTGTCATTCAGTTGCTTGATATAGAACATGGCAAAGATGCCAACAACAGAAAAAAGAGAAACTAGTGCTGCAATATCAGTATACATTCTCATAATATCAATTCCTTTCTAGGGGTTCATTATACCACAAATTATTGTCTTGTCAAGAGCTAACTAGGTCAACTATCTCACATTTATCTCCAGTGCATGCAAATGTCTGGGCACTGGATGTCTGATCTTGTTTTTCATAATTCTTCAGCAATGACCAATCTACATTTTTTGGCATCTTGTCAAGCATTTGTGCATATTCTTCTTTTGTACAATCCTGATATGGTGCCTGACGATAGGAATGGTCTGAGTGTGGAAGGAATGAGATGCCACTGATGTCATCAAAATGGTTGTATACCCATGCTCCTACTTCCATCCATTCGTTCTCTCTTACCGTTACTGTGATGCTTGGCTTGTGCTCGCACCAGTGCTTTTGATATGTTAACCATAGATTCAAGTGCTCTATGGCAGTCATGTCATTCCTAGTAACTGAACCTTCTGCCTTCATTGGGAAGGAGAAGACCATCACGCTATCTGGCTTCATGACACATGGTTCATGTGGGAATCCCATTTCCATCATCATGGTGCAAAGAGGATCTTTGCGGTCAGCACGAACAGTACGAATGTAGTATTCGTTATGACGAGCGTGAATGCCTGAAGCGGCATCAGTAAGTTGAGATACAGTTCCAGATGGCTTGATGCAAGTGATTGCAGCAGCCTGATTGATCTTTATCTTTTTTGCCCATTCTTTATTTGTGTCTATTGCAGTTTGCTTAAGATCTGTAAGAATCTGTGGCAACTTGGAACCATTGTTTCTCAGCATTTCGTTATCCATGATGCCTGTCAAGGATACTCCTAGCAATGCTTCCTCTTCGCAATTGTTCTTCCACTCAGAGGAAAGGTATGGGAAGTGAGTCAATGATGCCTGCCAAGTTCCTAGAATGGAGGCAAGGCGAATCTTGCGCTTGAGGGATTCTGCAGTATCTTCTTTTCTTACAATTACCTCTGTAAGGTTGCAGAACTCACGATCACGAAGAATGATCTCTGAACATGGATTTGTTCCGAATTCATAGTTTGGATCGCGCCTGTCTCCAAGTTTCTCTACTGTCTTGCGGCATGCATCACGATTGAAGATGCCTCTCTCTCCGCTCTTTGACTTGTACAGAGATAGCCATTCTTCCATGTATACTCCTGTATCTGGCTTCTCCTTGTAGGCTACAGAATTATTGGAAAGTGCCCTTTGTGGATTTGCTTCCCACCAAGCACCGACCTTTGCTTCTCTCATTCTTTCATCCGTAAGATTTGATAGGCTAATAAGAGCAGATCTACGGACTCCTCCCACCACCACAATTTCTGCAATCTTGCATACGATATCGTGGCATTCGATTGAAGTGAGCTTTCTCCCTGCTGCTCTCTTAAAAGTATCACACGTGAATCGGAAAAGATCATCAAGGGGTTTTGGGCCAGATGCTCTTCCTCCAAAGACCTTGAGCCTCGCGCCAGCAGGACGTATTTTCGATAGGTCCCACTTTGGTACTTGACCTCCAATGAGTAGGGATATAAGTTCTTTGTAAGCCTTAGCCCACCCACCCTTAGAATCCTGTACAACAATCGTGGTATCAGAATTAGTGAATTGTTCAGCGATTGTAGGAAGTTTTTCGACATATTGCCTTTCTACGGAAAACCCAACACCTGTTCCGCACATTAGTACATAAAGAATTTCATCAAATGCCCTTACGCGATTTACTGCAACATATGAGCAGTTGTAGCCAGCAGTATTGTCACGACGAAGTGCTTCTCCTGCCGTCATCAATGCTCTCATGCTTGGCATGATCTCAAGATTCAGAACTGCTGTTTCAAGTTCCGAGCGAAGATCTTTCGAAAGAATGAACTTATGATTTTCCTTGAGATGATCTTCAAAGAAATCAAAATATCTTCTTACCGTCTCTTCCCAAGTTTCTCTTCTATTTTCGCTTTCAAGCCATCTTGAGTAACGCGAAAGGTGAATAAAATCCTGGTACAGAGTAGGTAAATTCTTCATATTATGATCTCCAATGTAAAACGGTACAGTATGTAGCAGATTGCAAAAAACCAAAAAATAAGATCTTGGAAGTTTATATTGTTTGATTATTGTTTATGTAATCATCTATTTCTTGATGAGTATTCAAGGAATTGATAGTTGCTTTATTTTGTCTGATTATTTGAATATTACTTGTTAAAGTATCCAAGCAACAACTTTCAGAATTTGAACATGAACAATTTAATTCTTTTTCAATTTCCTGTGAAACAATTTGTAAATTTTGTGATATTAATTTTTGCAATAATGTTTCTTTTCTTTCCTCTACTGTAAGATCATGAATATTCCATATTATTTCTACTGGTGTTTTAGATACATCAAAATAATGACCTGAAATTATTTGTTTTCCTTCTATTATGGATGGAATAACATCAATAGCTTCTCTCCAATCACCTTCTTTATTTGGATTATAAGTTAAACATTCTACAACTTGATTGTTTTCAACTCTTACCCAATAATTTCCCATTTGTTTTCTCCTTATTAAATTGTTTTTTTAATTCTTGTTTTAATTCTTTCATTGGTGATTTCCAACAACCAAATTTTGTTTGTCGAAATAATGTTACAGAATCATAGTATGGAGTTTTATTTCCTGGAACTGCCCATAGGTAATAATGAAGAACCGGAACAACTACCCAAGTTTTTATGCCCATCGCTCCACCAAGATGTGCAATACTGGTACACGAAGTTATAATTAAATCACATTTTGACATTTCTTTTCTAGTGTCTTCCCATGTATTTAGATTTACTTTTCTCATCCACGACGGAGCTTCAT